CCCTGCCATATGTTTAGTTATTTTTCTTGTCACAATTTTCCTAGTTATCGGATTAGCGTTGGGGAAATATGTGTTTTAAGTAAAAATAGTGCGAATGAGGAGGTAGGTGAGATGTAGATGCGGAAATTGACGGAAAAGCAAAAACGATTCGCTGATTACTACATCGAACTTGGTAATGCAGAAGAGGCGGCGAAAAGGGCTGGATATAGCGCTAGAGGCAACACAACGAAGCTACTACATAATACTACAATTAGAGCGTACATCCAGCAACGCTTAGCTGAAAAAGATAAAGAAGGATTCAAAAAGTTGAGCCAGAGTAACAATTATAATTATTACCAATTTCTTTTAGGCTCACTTAAAACATTAAAAGAATTCGAAATAAAGAAATAAAAAAACTTCTGATAACTTTTAAGTCAGACATTCAGCATCCAAATAATTGGGTGCTTTTTTATTTGGAGGGAAACCATGCGGAATTTAAAGGTAAATGTAAGTTGGCACGTTATCGCTGAGATAGGTGACTGCATGGTTGTTGGTTTTTGTGTGGATGGAAGATTGGCGGCTATTGTTTCAGGGAAATCGGATGAGTTGTATGAAAAGTTGTGGGCTTGGGGTTGATAGCATGAGTTTCTACAAATCGAAGCAATGGAGAAGGAAACGCGAAGCAATATTGAGGCGTGATGAGTATTTATGTCAAGAGTGCAAACGATACGGAAAGACAACGTCAGCGAAGATAGTGCATCACATTATACCGTTTGAACAACGACCGGATTTGAAGCTGCATGGTGATAACTTGATTAGCTTGTGCTTCACTTGTCATGAACAAATGCATAACAAAATGACAGATGAGCTGTCGGAAAAAGGATTGGAGTGGGTGGAACGAGTTGAACGAAAGTTAAAGTAGCCCCCCTCCTTCCAGTTTGAAGGACGCCGCCGGGGGACCGGCGCAGGGGAGGCATTTCCAAGTGCGCAATGTTTTTTCGAAAAGGGGTGATGACATGGCAAAAACGAAAAAAATGTTCGTTTCCGAAATCAAACGACAGATGAAATCGCTCGGCACGTATAAGAAAGAATACGACCGCATGATCGAGATTTTCGCAGGTATGCTCCATCAGTATCATGTGTTCGAGGAGCAGTTTGCTGAGAGTGGATATCAAATTACTGAATTATATACGAACAAAGCTGGAGCAACAAATGAACGAAAGACGCCCCTGTACACAGCTATGGAAAGCCTGCGAAAAGACATTGCCACCTACTCTGATCGACTGTGCTTAAATCCAAAGGCGATGGAGGCCATCACCGTTGAGCAACAAAGCAAATCGAAACTCGCTCAAGTATTAAGCGAGCTGTCATGAAAAAGTATAAAAACTATGACAAGGTGATGGATTACGCTAGAAGCATAGTCGACGGTCGGAAAGTAGCCTGTCGCGAACTGATCCAGGCGGGTAAGCGATTTTTCAAAGATTTAGAGAACCCGAAGTACGATTTCAATCCAAAGGAAGCTGAGTTTGTCATCCAAATTATCGAAAAAACATTTGTTCATAAGCAAGGGGAAATGCTAGACGGCACGCCATTGCTGGGTAAGCCATTTTTGTTGCAGGATTGGCAAAAGTTTATCGTTTATAACTTGTTAGGATTCTATCATAAAGGCACACAAATCCGGAGATTTAAAGAGGCATTTATTTATATCCCAAGGAAAAATGGGAAAACGAGCTTTATTGCTGGTCTTGCATGGGCGCTTGCACTATTGGAACGCCAGTCCGGCTCGAAAATTTACATTACAAGCGCGGCATTGCAGCAGTCGTTGCAATCGTTTGAATTCATTTTATTCAACCTACGGCAGATGGGAGAAGAACAAAATTTTCGTATCCTCAATAACAATCAAGAGCATAGCATTAGTGGTGAAATCGGCGACGGATCAATTTACATTAGGGCGTTAGCGGCGAACCCTGACAAACAGGACTCGTTAAACTGTAATATTGGCATAGCTGATGAGATACATGCTTATAAATCACCGAAGCAATACAACATCATTAAAGAAGCGATGAAAGCCTACACGAATAAGCTCATGATTGGAATTACGACAGCAGGGGATGACATGACGAGCTTTTGTTATCAGAGGTTGCAATATTGCAAAAAGATTCTGGATGGTACTGTCACCGATGAGGCGTATTTCGTTTTCATTTGCAAAGCAGATGAAGATGAAAACGGAGAGGTAGATTATACAAACCCTATCGAACATGAAAAAGCAAATCCTAACTACGGGGTAACAATCAGGCCAGAAGATATGATGAATGACGCGATGCAGGCGCAAAATGATCCTCAGCAACGGAAAGATTTTTTAGCAAAGTCATTGAACGTTTACACGTCATCGATGAAAGCCTACTTCAACATTGACGAGTTCAAACGCTCTGACCGGCAGTATAATTGGACGATTGAAGAGCTCACGAAATTCCCGATCAATTGGTTTGGTGGCGCAGACCTCTCAAGACTACACGATTTGACCGCAGCGGCACTCTATGGGAACTACAATGGTGTTGACATAGTAATCACTCATGCGTGGTTCCCGATCGTAGCTGCGACGAGAAAGGCGGAGGAGGACAACATTCCGTTGTTCGGATGGAAGGATGACGGCTGGCTTACTATGACAAATACACCGACGGTCAATCACTCTGATATCGTTAAATGGTTTGAAAATATGCGAGCGAAAGGATTCAGTATTAAGCAAGTCGGCTTTGACCGGAAGTTTGGCCGTGAATTCTTTACGGAGATGAAACGCAAGCGGTTCAATATTGTCGATCAGCCACAATACTACTACAAGAAATCAGAAGGTTTCAGACGCATCGAAAAGCAGGTGAAAGACGGAAAATTCTATTATCTGCACTCACAGGCGTTTGAATATTGCGTTCAAAATGTCCATGCTATCGAAAAGACAGATGACATGGTGCAATATGAGAAAATCGAGGATAAACATCGCATTGATATTTTTGACGCAACGGTTTTTGCTGCAATACGAATGCTTGAAAATATGGAGAAATCAGCAACAGCGACAAAATGGTTGAATGGAGGATGAGGAGATGGGTATTTTTTCTCGATGGAAAAAGATTAGAGCTGATACACAGACGTATGTGGGGCTGTTTATGAGCGGCGAGGATACATCTATCCTTGTTTCTGGGTACAGTAGGTTGTCAGATAGTCCAGAAGTGAGGATGGCGGTTCATAAGATTGCTGATCTCATCTCGTCGATGACAATTTATCTCATGCAGAATACAGAGGACGGGGATATCCGCATCCGTAACGAGCTGTCTCGCAAAATTGATGTCAATCCATATTCGCTAATGACACGAAAGTCATGGATGTACAATATTGTCTATACTATGCTGTTAGATGGAGATGGCAACAGTTTTGTTTTTCCTAAATATACGTCTGATGGGTTTATCGATGAATTAATACCATTATCCCCATCACGTGTTACATTTATGGAGAAAGATAACTCATATCAGGTCGTATATCAAGGAAAAACGTATAATTACGACGAGGTGCTACATTTCATCGTTAATCCAGACCCAGAACGACCATACATGGGGCGTGGATGCCGAGTGGTACTAAAGGAAATCGTGCAAAATCTAAGGCAAGCGACAGCGACAAAGAAAAGTTTTATGAGCGGAAAGTATATGCCTGCGTTAATTGTTAAAGTTGATTCAAATACAGCGGAGTTGGCTAGTGAAGAAGGGAGAAATTCAGTATTTAAAAAATATCTCGAAGTATCAGAAGCTGGTCAACCATGGATAGTTCCTGCGGAACTTCTAGAAGTGCAACAAGTCAAACCGCTATCTCTGAAGGATATCGCGATTAACGAAGCGGTTGAATTGGATAAACGAACTGTAGCTGGCATTTTTGGTGTGCCGGCTTTTTTATTGGGTGTCGGAGAGTTTAAACGCGACGAGTACAACAATTTTATTAATTCAACTATTTTGCCGATTGCAAAAGGGATTGAACAGGAACTGACAAGGAAACTTCTTATCAGCCCTGACCTTTATTTCAAATTCAATCCGCGATCTTTGTACGCCTATGACCTTAAAGAGCTGGCTGATGTTGGCTCAAACATGTATGTACGCGGTATTATGACGGGCAACGAAGTTCGAGATTGGATGGGTTTGTCACCACGCAAAGGATTGAGTGAGTTAGTCATACTAGAAAACTACATTCCTCTCGATAAGATTGGCGATCAAACAAAATTGAAAGGTGGTGATAGTGGTGGAGCGAACAACTAAGCAAACACGAAGTTTACAGACGAACATCACCGCAACGCGAGCGGAGCAAGACAATGAAATGTATATTGAGGGCTATTTTGCTGTGTTCAATCGAGAAACGGAGTTGTTCCGCGGGGCATACGAGGAGATTGCACCAGAAGCATTCAATGATACATTGAGTAATGACATCAGGGCGCTAATCAATCATGACACATCGCTTGTTCTTGGACGCAATAAAGCAGGAACACTTGAATTGAAAGTGGATAGTCGTGGATTGTGGGGACGAATCAAAATTAATCCGAACGATACGGATGCGGTGAATTTATACGAGCGTGTGAAACGAGGGGATGTCGATCAGTGTTCGTTCGGCTTCAATATCATTGAAGAGGAAGTAGAATTTCGAGAGGACGGAACAGTGAAGTGGACATTAAAAAAAGTCGACCTTTTTGAAGTTTCCGTCGTTACTTTTCCAGCTTATGAGGACACAAGTGTACAAGCGAGAATGAAAGAATATGAGCAACATAAGAAACGACAATTAGAACAACGAAAATATCAATTAAGGGAGCGTGTGAAACATGGCTTTAAGACAGCTAATGCTCACGAAAAAAATTGAGCAACGAAAAGCGACACTTGAGGGATTATTAACGCGTGAATTGGAATTGCAAACGCGTGCAATGGATTTAGAAAAGGCGATTGAGGAGGCACAGACGGAAGAGGAAGTTGCAGCGGTCGAGGAAGAAGTTGCTAAACTCGAAGAAGAACGAGGTCAGTTGAATGAACAGAAGTCGAAACTAGAAGGAGAGATTGCCCAGTTAGAAGGTGAACTTGAGCAATTGAACAGTAAAACACCTATCACACAAAAGCGGAGTGAAGATGATAACTTGAAAGGGGATGTTGAAGGTATGAACCGTTTACAAGTACGCGAATTATTAAAGACAGGTGAATACTACAGACGGAACGATGTTATTGAGTTTTACGAGAAGTTTCGCAATTTACGAGCTGTATCCGGTGGTGAATTAACCATTCCAGAAGTTGTTGTAAATCGCATTATGGATATTATGGGCGATTATACAACGTTGTATCCGTTAGTCGATAAAATCCGTGTCAAGGGAACAACGCGGATTCTTGTTGATACAGACACATCGCCGGCCGTATGGATTGAACAAGCTGGATCACTACCTACTGGTGACGTTGGAACGATTGCGAGCGTTGATTTCGATGGGTTCAAAGTTGGTAAAGTAACGTTCGTGGATAACTATTTACTGCAGGATAGCATCATCAATCTCGATGAGTATGTAACGAAAAAAATCGCTCGCGCAATTGCGAAGGCGTTAGATTTAGGGATTGTCAAAGGAACGGGAGCGACAAATAAACAACCGTTAGGAATCATCCCGAGTTTACCAGCGCAAAACCAAGTGACAATTGAGGCCGACAACAATCTGCTTAAAAATCTTGTGAAGCAAATTGGTCTTATTGATACAGGTACAGATAGTGTTGGCGAAATTGTTGCTGTGATGAAACGTTCTACTTACTACAATCGTTTAGTGGAGTTCAGCATTCAAGTTGATTCTAATGGTAATGTTGTTGGTAAATTACCTAATCTTCGTATTCCGGACTTACTTGGATTGCGTGTTGTGTTTAATAACTTCTTAGATGACGATACAGTATTGTTCGGTGAGTTCCAACAATACACGCTCGTTGAGCGCGAAAGTATCACAATTGACAGCTCTACTCACGTGAAATTTACAGAAGATCAGACAGCGTTCAGAGGGAAAGGTCGCTTTGATGGAAAACCGGTGAAGCCTGAAGCGTTTGTTCTGGTAACAATCACTGACCCGGCGGGAGCGTGACGCCTAAATGGCTAGGTATGTGGTGGTGAAAAGCTTTAAAGACTTGCAAGATGGACAACGTATTTATCGCGTCGGCGACGAATACCCTCGAAAAGGCTATAAACCGACAAAAAAACGTGTTGAGGAACTATCAACAAACAGAAATTTACGTGGTGAACCGTTAATCGCAGAAGTGAAAGAAGGCGATGAATGATGGATACAGCTACTGTTGTTGCACTCGTAAAAGAGCGCCTTGGTATCCGGACGACGGTGCGTGACACGTATATCGCCGCGATTGTGGACGGCGTTGTGAAAGAGCTTGAAGATGAAAAAGGGTTGGTGCTGGATAGTGCCAACCCTTATCATTTGATGTTTGTTGTTGACTACGCAACGTGGCGCTACCAAAGCCGCGACAGCGAGGGAGCTATGCCGCGTCATCTCCAATACAGGCTGCATAATTTAATGATTCATGTTGGTGGTTCGCAATGACTACTTTAGGAGGAAATAGTTGTGTCAAATGCGGGCGATTAATCAAGAGTACTGTAAGAACACACCTGACAGATAAACCATCTGCAAGAATTATCTGTGAAGAATGCTGGTGTAAGCGTAAAGGCGGTGGAACCGCGTGACATACGATAATGAACTTGTATTGATTGCACAAGAGTTTACAGAGGATGAAATCGGCAATCAAGTGCAAATTGAAACACGCAGGACGGTTCTCTGCAACGTGAAATCAGTCGGCAGGAATGAGTTCTACAGCGCCGCAACAGCAGGATTAAAACCTTCTATTGTGTTTGTGATTCACGGTTATGAATATAACGGAGAACAGAAAGTGGAGTTTGAAGGTGTCAAGTATAACGTGATTCGAACCTACTCTACGGATTTTGAGGAAATTGAGCTTACATGCGAAAGGGTGGCGGCAGATGGCTAATATTCCGATTGACAGATTTGCGGACGAGCTTACACAAGCGATTCGAGAGTATACAGAAGACATGGAAAGAAGTATTAATAAAAAGGTCAATGAGACAGCGCGTAAAGTATTAAAAGAAGCGCAAGCTCTCGCGCCAAAACGGACGGGTGAATATGCAAAAACATTCACCATTACGAAAGATGATGGATACGGCGTGGCACGCCGTATCATTTGGAATAAGAAGCACTATCGCCGTGTGCATTTGTTGGAATTTGGCCACGCGAAAGCAAACGGTGAGGGACGAGTGAAAGAACGCCCACACTTACGACCGGCATACGACAAGTACGGTGCGGCGTTGCCGGATGAACTGAAAAGAATAATCGAAAACGGTGGTTAAGATGACACAGGCAGAGCTATATCAAGCCCTAAAATCCATCGGCTATCCTGTCGCATACGGTTCGTTTTCCAGTCCGGTCACGCCGCCTTTTATCGCTTATCAGTTCGCTTACTCAAATGACCTGATTGCCGACAATATCAACTATGTCACGATTGATGACTTTCAGATTGAGCTTTACACAGCGAAAAAAGACCTTGTCGCTGAACAAAAAGTGCAGGAAAAACTCAAAGAACTAGGCTTGCCGTATCGTAAGTTTGAAGCGTATCTCGACAGCGAGAAACTGCTTCAAATTGTTTATGAGATTCAGATATTAGGAGGTTAAAAGTATGAGTGCTAACAAAGTCACATTCGGTCTTGATAAGGTTCACATCGCTTTCATCGATGTTGACAATCCGACACAACCAGCATGGGAAACGCCAATCGCGTTGCCGGGAGCTGTGAAGTTCAGCCCGAAGCCAGAAGGTGATGAAACAACATTTTATGCGGATAACGGGCCGTACTTCACATATACAAGCAACAACGGTTACACGGCAGAACTTGAGATGGCTAACATTCCGGACGATGTGTTGGCAGAAATGTTAGGATGGACGATTGACACAAACGGAATGCTCATTGAAACAACAGACGGAGAGCCGAAAGAATTCGCTTTGCTTGGTCAAATTCTCGGCGACAAGAAAAACCGACGTTTCGTGTACTACCGTTGCAAAGCAAGTAGACCATCTAAAGAACTCAACACAAGAGCGGAGTCGCTGAAACCGGATACAGATACATTGAGCATTCGTATTTTGCCGATTGAAATCAACGGTAAAAACGTTGTCCGCGGTGTACTTGAATTGAACGATACAAACGCGACTGTTTATAATAGCTTCTTTACAAGTGTAACAGTGCCAGGGGCGGTGGTGTAATAGATGAGAACGATTCAGATTGGTAATCAACAAATCGGGTTAAAGGCCACACCTTTAGCCCTTCTCTACTATAAACAAGCATTCAATACAGACCTCGTCGGGGACATGATGAAAATGCAGAGCCTTGCAGATGATCCTTCTACATTCGATAGTGTCCTTCTCCTCCAGATTGCATGGGCGATGGCAAAAGCTTATGAAGGTGTAGCCAAGCCGTTCCCTGACTTCACAACATGGGTAGCTGAACTTGAATCATTCGACTTCTCAGACACTACTGTCATGGGTGCAATCATGGACGAGGCGACAGATGGGTTTTTTCGTCGAAGCGGAAGAAACGTTGGAAACGCAAAGTGATGTACAACCAGCACGTTTCGACTTGAAGTTACTTGCGGTCGGGAAATGTGCTGGTCTTTCTTTTGAAGAAATCAACGAACTCCGCATACGTGACCTTTTAGCATATGTAGATGAGTTGGCGGAAGATCATAAAAGCAAGTCAAGAATGGCAACACAAGCGGATATAGACGCATTTTTTGCATAAAGGTGGTGAGAAAATGGCGGAAACGATAAGAGGGATTTCTGTAGTCATTTCGGCTGACACAACCAAACTTGGCAAGGCGTTAGAGGACGTCAACAAAAAGAGCAAGGACATTCAATCAGAATTACGTCAAGTCGAGCGTCTTCTCAAATTCGACCCGTCAAACACGACGCTACTTGCTCAGAAACAACAACTACTTGCTCAACAAATCGAAAACACGAGCGAAAAACTCAATCGTTTGAAATCGGTACAGCAACAAGTCAATGAGCAATTCCAACGTGGAGAGATTAGCGAGGGACAATATCGTGCGTTTCAACGTGAGCTTGAAAAGACGGAAGGGCAATTGCGCAGCTTGCAGAGTCGGTTGGACGAGACGAACGGTGCGATTAAACAAAACGCAAGCACTTGGGGACAGCTACAAGACAAGTTACACGCGATTGGTCAACGCGCGCAAGAAATAGGGCAACGTATGCAAGCGGTTGGACAGGAATTAGCTATGTCATTTGGTGCGGCGACACTCGCAATCGGCGGAGCGTTGGGAGTGGCAACAAAAAAATCAATGGATTTTGAAGCGCAATTGTCGTCGATCAAGTCCGTGTCGGGCGCGACAGGACAGCAGATGGAGCAATTGAAGCAACTTGCGATTGAAATGGGTGCAAAAACAAAATACAGCGGTTTAGAAGCGGCGCAAGGCATTGAAGAACTCATTAAAGCAGGG